GAGGAAACAGAATATGATAACTATGCAGCAGCAGAACAGAAGTCAGTCACAGAAGAACAGGTCCTCAGAAAGCTTGAAGATTCTTACCAAGCATCAAAAGTTACTGAACCAGCACCCACTTCTAATGACGATGATGATGACGCTATGTCTTACTTCGCTAAACTTGCAGACTCATGAGGTGGACTTATGAGAGAGGGTGTCTCACCCTCCTTGTAATTGCTACTTATTATAGTTTACTAAAATAAGTTTATGTTCTCTCCTTGAACTAAACTTCTAGATACAAATTGTGTGCTGCCTTCTTGATATTTCATCAACTTCTTAATATCTTTAATTACAGTTTGAATAAGGTCAGGTCTCAACAAGAATATATTTCTTTTATCATCTTGAAGTCTTGATTCATACTCATAATTAGTAACACCTAAATTTGTATTTGTGATGGTGCTTTCTTTTCCTAGAGCACCATCATAAAAAGTAATAGAATAATCAGAAGGGACTTCAAGTCCCTTTTTTAATACAGTAAAACTTTCACTAGAATCTTTTACTTCTATAGACTCATAGTGATGTATTTCATCATAATTTGTTACACCATATTTTTTGTTCATATACAATTCAAATGTCCTATTACTCATAGGCCATTCATCTTGTATGTTTATGATATTATTTGATAATAAGATAATCCAATCATAATTTGGAGTACCATAAATTTTGTTTGAAACATTATCTGGCCTTTCATCACCAACAATCTGATATTTTGTAAAGTTAGTTAAATTTTGAAATAAATCATTATTCAGTTTAACTCTTTTAAAAAGATTTTTTACTTCTGTGTATGAGGATATACTCTGTTCACTAGGAATTCTATTAACATATTCAAAGTTTGGAAGATAGGAAAAGTAATTTGCCATTTTAGTAACCCATGTTTTGATGGTCGTTGAATCTACCTACATCACCATCACTATCACTATCATATTCATCTGCATAAATTGGTTCAATCTCTCCAAAACTCATTTGTAAATCATAAGAAGTTAATGAACCAGTTTGATTATATGTCATGTATGTGCCATCAGGTGTATAATTGACATTCAAATTAGTCATTGCCATGGGTTTGAAAATATTTAAATATGGATGCTGCTGACCTGCATTTTCACCACTTGCATTATAAATGTACTCAACAGTAAAAATATTAGGTGTCAGGAGGAATAGATTTGAAGTAGACCTTTGAACTGCCATATTCTTTTTAAACACTCTGATTATTTTTTTAATTTCTTCTGATTCTTCTGCTGATCTTGGTGTAAATCTAAAGTTAAAAGCAAATGTGCGAAGATTGGGTCCTTTAAACAAGAGTTCTAGATTAGGGTTTAAAGTAACACCAGCAGTTCTACTAAGAATGTTTGCACCAACTGCTTGACCTGCAAAGTATGCAACCAATGCTGGTCCACTTGCTGGATCACTCAATATTGCAGTCAAGTCATTTCCTACATCTTTAATGGCACCTTGCGCTGCTTCAACCATTTTTTCAAGATCACCAAAATTTCCTAATGCTTCTATCCCTCCCATAGCAGCTGCACCAGCAACCATTTGAATTGGGTTTAAGTTATCACCACCCCAACTCACAGCATTTGATTCAGAAAAATTAGGTTGCATTGGAAGAATAATTGTTTCCAATGGTGTGTTATTGTCTAATAGTCTTTCTTTTGCACTTTTTCTATTACTTAATTTAAGAGATTCCCTTCCACCAGCAACATATTTGTATGCTGTAATTTTAATAAAGTCATATCCCAGATCTGGAATTGTCAGTGGATACCTTAACAACCTTTTTTGACTACTAGGGATTGATCTTGCTTCATATACTGCATTGCCTTGTCCTGTAACTGGGGAGGTTCCCTCAACTGTAATGGTTATGTCAGGTTCAACATCAGATGAATTTGCTTTAGATTTATATAATTCAGTATTTGCTAAAGTTTCATAACTGGCATTATCTAATTTTATTTTTGCATTAACTAATCCTTCTGTTGTTGCTAGATCTATTATTTTATCAAGTTGTAGGAGAGTGTGTGGTTGTGAGGGATCAAAAAACTGATTAAATCTTGCTGTATCAGGAATAACTAATGAACCATCTACTTTGAATGTAGATAGTAAAAAATCTGTATCATTAGATAGTTTATGATATACTTCTATGTCACCAGTAGTAATATTAACTCTTGTTTTTACACTTGTTTTTCTTTTAGTAGATGTATTTGCTGAATCAGTATAATTATCAATTATTGATGTAGATTCATAAATTGTTTCGCCAAAAGGAGCACCCAGATATTCTGAAAAACTTGAGTTGTTACTGGTTGCTGCCATTGATCATCCTTGCATTTAATTATTTATTAGGAAATGTTGAAAAGGAATAGATCTTGCATCCCTTAACTCAAGTGGGTATATAACATGAAGATTGCCAATTACTTCATCCCAAGTGTAATTTCTAAACTTACCCCAGTGATAATTAACACCTTTAAATCCCCATCTATCTACAGATACACAAGCAATTAAAGGATTTTGATCATATCTTATTCTTGGTGTCTTTGGTTGATATACAAAAGTGTAATATCTTCCTACATCAGGAATAACTTCAACTTCAGTGAGAACTTCAAGAAGTGCAATCATTCTATCATCAGCAGTTGTTTTATTGATGATATCATCTACAACATACTCTAATCTATTTTCTGCGCTTTCTAGATACTCCTCTTGCTCCATAGTTCTTCCTAGTATGATGTTTTTCTGGGAAGATTTGATTCTCCGTCATTATCTGAAACTCAATTCCATTATCTTTGGCAAACTCAGATGCTGCTTTCCACTTGGCTTTATTTATCTCAAAAGTTGCACATTCATACAAGTATGACTTTGTTACCCTGCTCTTCTTTATAGGAGGTTTAGTTTGATGGTCAGGTTTTATCTCTATGATATATCTTTTACCATCACTTTTTTCAATTAGAAAGTCAGGATAGTATCTATGAACTCTACCATCAGCAGGAGATACATATGGAATTGAAAACTCTTCACTTGCCCACTTTACAACACCTGGATTAGTATCACATTCTTTACAAAATCTTCTTTCCCAAGAACTTCTACAAATAATATTGTTGGGATTGCCCATATATTTGTCAGGGTTGGTGGGTTTATATTTTGTTTTCAATGATTGTCCCACTTTTCTCCTACATAGTATGGTAATCAAATTTATTTATAAATGCCTACTGAATCTGGCGCAGGTATAAAAAAATTCACCACAGATGATTTGAAAAATAAGTTGATGCATTCAGCTACCACATCAAATTACTTTTTGTCTATTAATGTTCCTAATGGTGTAAAATCACATATTCAGAGAACAAAAGGTTTTGCTATAACTCCTAATCTTAGAGAGAGAATTAATATAGCTTGTACCAGTGCTACTCTTCCTGGGTCATCATTTGCAACCCATGATGTAACATCTGATTATATGGGTGTTACTGAAAAAATGGCATATAGAAGAATGTATGATGATCAAATGTCAGTGCAAATGATAGTTGATCCTGAATATAAAACTCTTCATTTCTTTGAAGGATGGATGGATTTCATTTCTGGAAAAAGTATAAATGATAGGGGAAATAATGAGAATTATAAAAATTTTAGAAATGGATTTAGAATGAATTACCCTGATGGATCAACTAGTAATAATCGTGAATCAGTTAATCAAGGTTATAGAGATAAAAATGTTATTGAATTATATAAATTTGAAAGAGATACTTCAGTAAATCAAAGTATTAAATATACTATGATTGAAGGGTATCCATTATCCATGAATGCAATGGATATCAACTATGGTGCAACTGATCTTCTTAGACTCACTGTGAACTTTACTTTTGTAAGATATGTAACTGAACCATATAGCACTGGAGCAACATCAACAGTTGGAACACCACCAGCAATAGCGCCAGGCACTTCTCTAAATCTAAATTTCCTAAATCAATCTGGTGAACTCGCTTTACCATCTCAGAACACTGCCTAAATATTCACACTGACTTCATCATAGGACATCATGCCTTTACCAAAAATTGTAACACCAACATTTGAGTTGGACTTGCCTTCTTCAGGAAAAACAATTAAGTATAGACCCTTTCTAGTTAAGGAGGAAAAACTCTTAGTGATTGCACTTGAGTCTGAGGATTCTCAACAAATAACCTCAGCAATCAAGGCAGTTATCTCTGATTGTATTCTTAGTAAAGATGTAAAGATTGAAACACTACCTACCTTTGATATTGAATATCTCTTCCTTAATATTAGAGGTAAGTCTGTTGGTGAGGTTGTAGAAGTTAATATTGTTTGTCCAGATGATGGTCAAACTGAGGTGAAAGTTTCTATCAATCTTGATGAGATTCAAGTTATTAGAAATGAAGAGCATACTAAAACTGTAAAACTTGATGATACTTACTTTATGGATATGAAGTATCCTTCTCTTGAACAGTTTATTAGAAATAATTTTGAATTTGAAAATCCAGATATGGATCAATCATTTGAATTGATTGGATCTTGTATTGATAAAATTTATGATAATGAAGAGGTTTGGTCAACAAGTGACGTAAGTCCTCAAGAAGTGAAAGATTTTCTTGAGCAATTAAATTCAACACAATTCAAGGAGATTGAAAAATTCTTTAGCACAATGCCTAAACTTTCTCACACCATTGATGTGAAGAATCCTAAGACTAAGAAGAAAAGTAAAGTAACTCTGGAGGGACTGTCAAGTTTTTTCGCATAGGTATGGCACACATGGATATGATGTCATACTATAAACTCAATTTTGCCTTGATGCAGTACCATAAATATTCATTAACTGAGATTGAAAACTTAATCCCTTGGGAGAGAGAAGTTTACACCATTCTACTTGAGCAACACCTTAAAGAAGAAGAGGAAAAGGCAAAGAGAAAGTAATGGCAACTGATACCCAAACTAACATAAACAAGGAAGTTGACCAGGGTATCTTGCGCAATTATCTTGGCATTAGTGATGGAAGTGACATTGATTTTGGTACATATAAAACTCTAATCAGAGAAAAAATTGCTGCTGCTAGGATGGGTGACAGCGATGCTGATAGTGGTGATATTGAAGTTCTTACAAAAGAATTTATTAGAATAAAGAAAATAAAGATACCTGAGGATCAGGAAAAATCTAAGATTGATGCAAAGAAATTTTTTGCTGAGCAAGAGAAAGCAGCAAAGAAAGTTGCAGAAGATTCTAATGAAGATGCTGAAAAAATATCATCACAGAAATTTTTTGATTCTGCAAATAAAATAAAAACAGATCAACAAAAAGTTAGTTCTACACTTTTACTTCCATCTTCCACTGAACCTCAAGAAAAGAAGAAAGATAGTGTTGATAATGAAGAAGTAAAAAAAGGTATTGATCAGGTATCACTTAAACTTACTGACCTTGAGGAGAATTTAAAAAGTATATTAGATACTCTTAAGAAGCAAGCAAAACTTGATAAGAAAGAAGAAAGGGAAGAGGATGCTTTAGAGATAAAAAATAAAAGAGCAAGTAGAGAAAAATTATTAGAAAGTAAAGGAAAGAAACCAGGTGATGATAAGAATTTAACAAAGAAAGTAGTGAAACCTGCAAAGGGAATCTTTGATATGTTGATGGATTTCTTTAAAAATATTTTGCTTGGTGGAGCACTTTTATTCTTATTAAAAGTTTTAAAGGATCCAAAGAAATTTTTACAACCATTGATTGATGCGTTTAATAAAGTATTAGAATTTTTCAATGGTATTATAAGAGGAGTTAATGGTTTTATAGATGGATTTAATAATTTCGTATTAAGTCCAATCAATGACTTTATTTTAAAACCAATTAATTCATCATTAAACTTTATTGAAGATAGAATTAATGATGTACTAGGTCTATTTGGTGCTGATCCATTGGAGAATATACCAGATGAACCTCCCTCATTGGCAATACCTAAGATTCCTGAGATTCCCCCATATGATCCATTTAAAGTATTGCCAGAGGGTGCTACAACAGCAACACCACCACCAGTACAACAGTCATATCAAGGTGGTGAAGTAATTCAAAACACTTATACTACAAACACGTACAATCAAGGTGGCAATGTAAGTAATAATAGTGGTGTTAATATAAAAGGTGCTGGACCTGATACTCAATTGATTGCTGCTCAACCTGGTGAGATTGTCATGAGCAGAGGTGCTGTCAATAAGTTTGGTGCAGATAATCTACTTGCTATGAATGCTGCTGGTGGTGGTAACAATATTCCTAGAATGAACACAAACATTCAGATGGCAAATGGTGGTGGAACTGTAATCAATGCTCAAGGATTCTCTGGTGGTGGTCTAGTTGGTGGTACAGCAGGTGCCAACTCTCCTGATAGAGCAGGTGGAAAAGCAAAGAAAACAAAAGTATTCTTACATTGGACTGGAGCAGATCATAATAGTAATGTTGGACCATATCACCAAGTCTTTAGTGGTAGTGGGAAACCAATGAGAACAGCACAATATGGTGTTGATAATGCAGATGGCACTGGTGGATATAATACAAACTCAATTGCTTTGGCAGCAGCTGCTATGGGTCATGGACCACCAACAAAACCATACAGTGATAGTAGAGGATGGCGAGAAAATCCACTGACAAATGCTCAGACCACTGCCATGGCAAAAGAAACAGCTGGTATATTAAAAGCATATGGTCAGACTGCTGCTGATGTTGATAAAAATGTAATGACTCATGGTGAAATTGAAAGACAAGGTGTTAAGAGTGGAAAGTTAAGTGGCGGTGTTCAAAGGTGGGATTTAGATTCTCTGAATCCTGGACCATATAAGCATCCAGATGGATTTTTCTCTACTAGACAAGTTAAATCCACTGGTGGTAACCAGATGAGATCTAAGATTAAGAGTTTTATGGGAGTAGATACCACTGAAGATACTTCAACAACACAAGGTATGATGCCCACAAAGGTATTCTCTAGTGCAGAGGGAGTTAGTGCAACAAACTTTCAGTTGTTCACTATCATGGGTTCTGAATCAAGAAATAAAATCCTTATGAGCAAAGTGGGAGATAAAGTTGATGGTGTAACTGTCACTGAGAGTATGAGAAAAGAGGTTAATACTTATAATCTTAAAAAATCTGAATTTGATAAGATGACTTTAGCAGCTACATCAAGTGTTAAAAATCCTGCTGAAACTGCTGGCACATCTGCACCTGCAACAATTTCATCCACTCAAACAAGAAAAGCACCTGGACCTAGAACAGTTAAAACCAATGTAATTATGTCCTCAAATCAAAATGGAAAGATTCCACAAGGTGCTACTCCTACATCTCTTGCTGGTAATGCAAATGGAAATAGAGGAGTACCCTCTTTCTCATCACAGGATTCAATGAATACTGAAACTCTTATTATTAAATCAATCTATAGTTTAGTAGGATAAAATGGCTGCTTTTCTACTTCCTCTTGCTAAAGGTTTATTGAGTGCTGGTGCAAAAGCAGGTGCTAAAAAAGCGCTTTTAAATAAAGCAAAAAGTGTTGCTAAAGATAAAGCAAAAGATTTTATAAGAAATAGAAAGAAGAAAGTAAAAGATAAAGAAGTTTCTGGTGGTGGTAGTGTTAAAAAAGGTGGAGCTTTAGTAAGGGCACTTGAAGGCGGTGGTGTCAGTGCTATTGTTAAATCATCACCTATGATAGTTGAGGATCCAAAATTAAGCACAGAAGGTTCTAAAATTGGTTTTGAAAAAATTAGCACTCAACTTAATAATATTATTAAACTGTCTGGTTCTATTGATGATGCATTAAAGGGACAATATCAGAGAGAAGTTGAAGAAAGAAAGAACAGAAAAGCAGCATTAGCAAGACTAAGAAAAAGAAGAAGGGAGCAACTACTTGAGGGTGGAAAGAAAGCAGCAGGTATTGCCTCTGGTGTAATTTCTGGTATTGGAAAAGCATTTGATTTTATGGGATTCATCACCAATATATTACTTGGTGGTCTTCTCCTTTTTCTTGTAAAGAGTTTCAAAAAAATAATTGATGCATTTAATTTTGTAAGAGATAATCTTTACTTGGTATTTGCCTCTCTAAGAGCAATACTGCAAGCATTCAGATTAGCAGGTAGTGGACTTAAAACCTTTGTTAAAGGTGCTTTAAAAGCACCACTTAAATTTATTAAAGAAGGATTTAGTGGATTTTTTAAATTATTCTCATCAATATTAAGGAAAGGTGGTTCTTTAATTGGTGCAGGATTAAGAAGACTTGGTAATGCTCTCTTTGATTTTGGTGCAGCAGCAATCAAAAAAATAAAAGACTTAGCAAATGTAGTAGGTAATGGAATTAAGAGTGGCATACAAGCAGCAAAAAATATAGCAAGGTTCTTAAAAGAAACAGCACCTCTCTCTAAACTAAAATCATTTGGTGGTAA